AGGGTTGTTTCATGCCAAAATATACTGTTCTGATGAATGCCTATATGCAAATCAGCAACACAGCATATTTTTGGCTGTCTTACTGCTATTTCTTTAATCACTAATCCTCCTGATTATAATTTTCGTCCAGTGGTTCAATGTAAATGTAACAATTACCATCTTCATCTCTTTTGGCCATAGTTTCTGTATAAACTTTTTCTTTATACTCTGTAATGGCCTGGTGATGTTTTTTCTCTTTCTTAATTCTATTAATAAAAGCATGAAATGCAATTGTGGTGAAATAAGAAAACGGGCTAAATCCAGAATCGAGTCTGAATTTTTTATTACGTAAAGCAGAGAACATCTTAACAATTGCATCTCCAATCATATCATCTTTATAAGAGTAGTTAATAAAATTAGGAGCGTAAGATAGTCCATTAGCAATTTTTGTAAGGCTCTCACCGAGCTTCTCAGAAATTTTACCTGTATTATAATAAACTCTTATCTCCTCTTCAAACTCACGGCTGTTAACATAATGGACTTTATCACGGGGTCTTATCTTCTTTGGTACCTCAGCTGCATCAGGGGTAGGTATAGACGGAACTATCTCTTTAGCTACTGCTGTCTCTTCTTTGCGTGAGGCTTTTTTACTCACGTTTTTAGAAGCTTCAGTTTTAGCTTTCTTTAATTTCTTTAATCGCGAAGTTGATGTTTTCTTTTTCATAAAGTTTTATGCGTTTATCCATATGTGATTGACCATATTTGAGATTATCTGCAATGTCTACTATTATAAGCTTATCTTTATCCTTATGCAAGCGAAGACCTCTGCCGATTGACTGCACGATTTTTATCTTAGCTTTTCCGCCGCCTGCAAATATAATATAATGTAAATTTTTAATGTTAATACCTGTAGAAAATATCTTTGAAATTGCTACGACAACAACATCATCACGCTCTTCCATTAATTTTTTAACTTTCTCTCTCTCATCTATTTCCACTTCGCCTCTAATAAAATAAACATGCTTGTTAGGACATGTCGCTTTAACTGTATTATATATGTTCTCACCATGTTCAATATAATCGATAAGGATAAGGGCATTTTTGTTTAAGCCGCAGGATAATTTAGCTAAAAAATTATTTCTAAATGTATTAGATATTAAGAAGGCTTGCTCGGCTCTATAACGATCTGTTGCGGACACATTGTGTATTGCATCTCTAAATGGATCTCGGTTATATGATATTCTTACAATCTGAACACTTACATTACTGACATAGTTTTCTAATCTAAGCTCATAGCTATTTTTTTCGTAAATTATGGGACCAATTTTTCCAATAATATTCCATTGATCGAGAGGGCCCTCAGGCATGGTACCAGTAAATCCAAATCTTACCGGTGTTTTTATTTTTCTAAATAATTTATTAATTTCATTTCCACGACGGATCTTATGAACTTCATCAACAACTACAACATCAACATTTTCAATCCATGTTAAATCACTATTCTTACTTTGTAGTATCCCAAGATTAGCTACAATTACATTAGTAGAATTAATTGTGTCATTATCGATTGAGTGTGATCCTGTCCACCTACAAACAGAAAACGGGACTTTATATGAAGAAAAATCATTAAACGTTTGTTCTACTAGACCGAGATCTGGAACTATAATAATGCATTTAAATTTGTTATTTGCAGCCCAGATATTAGAAAGCATAGAGGCCATTGTGAGTGTCTTACCGCCGGCAGTCGCTAGAACAACAGTTCCGCGGCCTCTGTTCAAACATGTGCGTGTTATTTCTTCTTGATAGTCTCTGAGCTGTAGAGATAGCGGATATGGATCGAGCTTAAAATTCGGGAGGGCATGCCATGTTACAGGTGCAGGTGTACACTCGTGTTTAAATTCATCTTCAAATTTTATCTCACCTGTATATTGTCTGTTGATAAGATATTTCTGTATCTCAAAAAATAGGCACGGTTCAAATTTACCGGTAGGCGTTATTGCATATGTACGCTGCGGTATGAAGCGGCCATATTTACGCATAAAAGATGCAGCTTCATTCTTGACAGAGAAATGTTCACGAATTTCATCTAAAAAATCGCAGGTTAGCTGTGCTTGTTTTTTTTCAAATTTTATCTCTATCATGTCGTTTCAAGCTTCATGATGTCAATAAGATTCTTGATATCATATGAAGTACTGTTTAATGTCTTTTCAGATTTTTCTAGTAGTTCAATTACCAGTTCAATTTCTTTAATCTTTGCATCAGCTTCTGTCAATTCATTACTATTTTCGGCTGTTCTTTCAGCTACAGGTGCTGTTAGCTTAACGGGACTCATTTCGTTAAGCTTATCAACAATGGCTCTTTTGAGTTTGTCTCTATTCTTTTTAAGAGTAATGAGTTCCAGCTTATGACGTATACATCTACCTGCCCATTTGTGCTTGATGCCTGGTAATCTTTGCTGATAATCCTTGAGGTTGAGTTCATCAAACTTAAGATCATTTTCTAGCTCAGTTATGTAATCTTCTAGGCGCATTAACTTAAATAATAATATAAAGATACATAAAATCAAATGAAACTATTTGAATCAGCCTTTAATAAAGCATTAAATGAAATGGCAAATACTGCCGGTGGGGCAGGTGGTGTGTTTACTGCTTATGCAGGTACAGTGAATGCAGGAGAATTTGGCAATCAATTTCCTTCGCAAAATGATAAAGCATATGCACCTGGAGATGCAAGAGTTCCGAAAATTTTAGGAGCTAGATTTTCTAAGAAAAAGAAAAAACTAAAGTATCCTATTCAGCGTCGTACATTTCTTCCTGGCAATTGACTTGTAGTAAATACTGGCTAATTATTAATATGGATTTAGGTCATTGGCAGCTTCATGAAGGCATAGTTATAAATGAAAATACGTTTGGCTTTATTTATGAAATAATAAACACAATAACAAATAAGAAGTATATAGGCAAAAAACAGTGCAAGTCTAAGTTGAAGCGAAAGCCATTAAAGGGTAAGATAAACAAGAGAATAGAAATAAAAGATTCAGATTGGAGAGAATATACTAGTTCCTCGAATGAGTTGAACGCTGATATACAGAAATACGGTAAAGACAAATTTATTTTCAATGTTATACGCGCATGTGGGAGCAAGTGGGAGCTTGCGTATTATGAAATTAAGGAACAGATAGAGCGCAGCGTCTTATTGAGTGATGGTTATTATAACGGCATAATAAATGTACGAATTGGTAGGCCTCCAAAAAAATTGCTTGAATAATTTTTTATATCTTGTAATAATATCTCGTGTTAAAAGAGCTAAATTTTAAGCAATACAATATACATGTTGTCGACTTTAATAGTATTCTGCAAAAGAATATAGATGGTGCTCTGATCGACGATTTGCATAAATTTCATCTTCTAAATGGTAAGATGCGTAGTGCTACAAAGCGCTTTTTTTATCATCACGTTATTCTGCATGTTTGTGAGCATGTTCTTAATATAAAGTCAAAAGAACGGGTCATTCTTTACTTTCATGGAAATCAATTGCCGAATCTAAAGCTCTCAGAGTACTTTGCAGAAGAACATATTCTTAAGCTTATAAATGAAGTAATGCGTAAAATAATTAACATTCTCCCGCTGCGTGTATATCAGAGTACGCTTTCCTATGAACATTTTATACATCTTTTGCGTAGAGATGAAGGTAGAAGCAGAGAGATAGTTAATGGATTGAGAGAGCTGGCATCTATATCGTGTATTGAAAGATATACCTTTGAGAAGGTTAAAAAATTTACTAAGCGCAATGAATTAACGTTCTTAAATGCAGATTACTTTAATAGAATTAAATCTAAACAGCTTTTAATCGTTTAGAGGACTAAATATAAATGTATGACCTTCAATGATAAAGTTAACAGTATATATAAAGTATTTTTAGAGCAAGAACCTCCAAAGGATGCAACAGAACCACAAGCTCCTGATACATCAGCCATACCTGAGCCAGCTCCTGCTGCACAACCAAAAACACAGGTGCCACCTGAAGGATACGTGGATATAGTGAGACTTCTCGCTAAAGCACTTGTAATGGATATTCCTGCAGGAACTATAGATGATTTATTTACATTGCCTGTTACTGCAGAAAATGCAGAAGAAGTACGCGAAGGCTTGGAGAAGGCTATTAAACAAAATGAAATGTATGGAGATAATCCTGAAAAATTAGATAATGTACATTTTAAAAAGTTTGTTTCTTCTATTAATGAGAATAACTTTATGCAGCGCTACAAGAATATTCTCACTATTATGAAGAAATATAGCAATTCAATTTAAATCATGAACGAAGGCAAGAAATATAGAAGCCTGGATGAGGTATATTTGCAGGAATCTTTTGCTAAGCAGGTGCCTGAGCTTCCGAGAACACGTGTAATTTTTGTAAAAGAAGACGCTGATGTTTTAATTCAGAAGAATCCGCCTGCGGGTGAGGTTGAGGAGTATCGTGTAACAGATAAAGTTGCAAAAGAAATAAGAAGCAGCATAAAGAGACAAGTACCAAGCAAGACAGAAGAAGGTGAATTAACTGTTAATGCTATTATCGACAAAGTTTTAACTTATGATGGCTGGAGAGCGGGTAATAAAGATTATCCAGCTCTTCTCGAAAGAGTTATTGGTATTTTTTCTAAAGGTGAATTAAAGCCGGAAAATTTTAATAATCTTCTTAAAATACAAAAAGATAAAAATAATAAATTTAGAACTCAACTATTAGCATCACCTGGTCAGGTTTTTGATTATCAGAGTTTAATTCCCGAGACATTTGTTGATCTTTTTGAAGGTGATAATGGCATCAAAGTAGCTGATGAGCTTTGGGGTGTTACATTTAAGGCAAAAGTTAACGTCGGTGCAGGTGAATTAGCTTTTACACTTCTTTCTGATGCTATAAAAGGTAAGGTAGGTGATTTATTTTTTGAAGACATAGGAGAGGTGGAAGTGAAGGGTTTGGGTGCTAGAATGGGTGGCGATGGGTATTGCCATAGCCATACTCCTGCAGAATTAAATAAAATATTATCTGCAGATGGCGAGAATAAGCTTTCCGAAAAAACATTACTTAGAATTAAAGCTGATATATATAAGAAGATTGAAAATTTTATAAAATCAAGAGAAGCTCTCAAGGGGAAAGTTACTGTACCAAAAGAACAGCAGGTATCGTTTCTTAAATCAGTAAGAGATGCTCTAGATAACGCTGATACTGTGAATGAGTTATTAAGAGATATCGATAATTTCGGTTTACCAGCTAACATTAAGACACAGCTCAAGCAAGCTGTTAAGGATTATTCTGAACATAAGGCAGGTAAAATTAAAGGATTATTTTCACCGGCAATTAAAACATTCTTCTCTCTTGTGGGAGAGCTAACTGATGAACAGTTAGCTGAAGGCATAGTTGCTACAAGAAACTATAGCGCAGCAGCAGAACTTAATAACTTGAAAAATTATGTTCAGGGTTTGGTTGCTTCTAGTAAGGCAGAATTTTTTACAGAGACAGGTTTTACCTATAATCTCTATAGACTTATTACTGCTATTCATGTTGCCTTGTATCAAAAAATACAGAAATTTAATAACATCTTGTTTTTAAATGACACAACTAAAAAGCTTGTTGATTTTAAATTTGAATCAAATGATCTCGGTCAAAACATTACAAGTGTATATAATTTTTTT